CAAGAGGCAATGTACGTGGATATACTTACAATGATGAAATGCGTGGACAAGCAATTCTACAGTTAGCACAAATTGGTTTACAGTTTGACGAATCAAAGTCTAACAATCCGTTTGCTTATTATACTGCGGCAGTAACAAATTCATTTGTAAGAGTTATTAATATTGAAAAACGCAATCAAAATATTAGAGATGATATTTTAGAAATGAATAATATGAATCCTAGTTATACTAGACAAGCACAAGGCGAATGGGATCGTGTTAAAACACAAGACGCTAAAGCACCTGTGCTAAATCCGTCCAAAAACACTTGACTTACATCAAAATATAAAGTATAATATACAAAACAGGAGTATGAATGTTTAAAAAAGCGGCGGTGTTTACAGATATTCACCTAGGACTAAAGTCTAACAGTAGACTACACCTACAAGATTGTGAAGACTTTGTAGATTGGTTTATTGAACAAGCAAAAGCTAACGGTTGTGAAACCGGTATCTTTTGTGGTGACTGGCATCACAATAGAAATACAATTAATGTACAAACACTAGATGCAACTACACGTTGCCTAGAAAAATTAGGTGCGGCATTTGAAAAGTTTTACTTTTTTGCAGGTAATCACGACTTGTACTACAAAGACAAACGTGATGTTTACAGTGTAGAGTTTGGTAAACATATTCCTGGTATTACATATGTTGATGAAATACTAGTTGAAGATGATGTTGCATTAGTTCCTTGGCTTGTTGGCGAAGAATGGAAGAAGATTAGTGGCATAAAAACAAAATATATGTTTGGTCACTTTGAACTGCCTAGTTTCTATATGAACGCAATGGTACAGATGCCTGATCACGGTGAATTAAAAGCTGAACATTTCAAACATCAAGATTATGTGTTTAGTGGACACTTCCACAAACGTCAAGTACAAGGTGCAGTACATTACATGGGTAATGCTTTTCCACACAACTATGCAGATGCATGGGATGATAAACGTGGAATGATGATACTTGATAAAGAAAATAACAAAGAACCTCATTATATTGATTGGCTTGACTGTCCTAAGTATCGTACAGTTAAACTTAGTCAACTACTAGACGAAAAAGACACACTACTTAAAAACAAAATGTATCTTAGAGTAACACTTGATCTTCCAATTAGTTACGAGGAAGCAAGTTTTATCAAAGAAACATTTATTAATGAATACGATTGCAGAGAAATTACATTAATTCCTAGTCAGCAAGACGAAGAAATACATACAGACATTGACATTAGTACATTTGAAAGTGTAGATGAAATTGTTACTAAAGAAATTACTGCATTGGATACAGAAAACTACGACAAGAAGTTATTATTGGGAATTTATGACGAACTATGATTAAGATAAAAAGTTTAACCGTAAAGAACTTCATGAGTGTGGGCAATCAGACCCAAGCAGTTGATTTTGATAAACAACAACTAACACTTGTGCTAGGAGAAAATCTCGACCAAGGTGGCGATGATAGCGGATCACGTAATGGTACAGGCAAAACTACTATTATAAATGCATTAAGTTATGCCTTATACGGGCTTGCTTTAACAAATATTAAACGCAATAATTTAATTAATAAAACTAACAACAAAGGTATGTTGGTTACACTGTCTTTTGAGAAAGACGGACAAAGTTATAAGATTGAAAGAGGACGTGGTCCTAATATCTTAAAGTTCTATGTAAATGAACAAGAACAAGAAATGCTAGACGAATCACAAGGTGATAGTCGCAAAACACAAGAAGACATTATACATCTATTAGGTATGTCGCATAATATGTTTAAGCATATTGTTGCATTAAACACATATACAGAACCGTTCTTGAGTATGCGAGTCAATGACCAGAAAGATATCATTGAACAATTACTTGGTATTACAATACTGTCTGAAAAGGCTGAAGTACTTAAAGAAAAAGTAAGGCAAACTAAAGAAGCAATTACAGATGAAACTGCTCGTATAAATGCTATTGAGTCTAGTAATACACGTATTGGTGAAACTATTCGTAGTTTGGAAACAAAACAAAGTGCATGGAATACAAAACAAAAAGAAGATATTGTTAAACTAGAACGCTCGATTGACGAATTAGAACATTTAGATGTAGAAAATGAATTAGACAAACACGAAAAATTAACAAATTGGGCAGAACAAAATAATGCTATTTTGGCTCTTAAAAAAGAATTAAGTACATTAGAGCCTGCACTAGTACGTGCTGGGAAGTCTGTTGCAAAGGCAACTAAAGATATCGTAGATTTAGATGATGCAACATGTTATACTTGTGGTCAAGAACTACATGCAGACAAAAAAGCAGAGATTGCAGAACGTAAAACTAAAGAACTTGATGACGCTGTAGCATATCAATCTGAGATTGATGTCAAAGTAAAAGACGTTATGATGGCACTAGATAAAATTGGTGATATTAATGGTAAACCTACAACGTTTTATGAAACTATTAAAGAAGTATATGATCATAAGCAAAATGTAGCACAATTACAAGAAGCATTTAATCGTTCTAAAACAGAAATTGATCCTTATCAAGAACAAATTGATGAATTGAATACTACTGCTATACAAGAAATTAATTGGGATACTGTAAACAACTTAACAAGTTTAAAAGATCATCAAGACTTTATGTTAAAACTACTTACAAACAAAGACAGTTTTATTCGTAAAAAAATTATTGATCAAAATTTAGCATACTTAAACAACAGACTTACAAACTATCTTGACAAACTAGGATTACCACATAGTGTTGTATTCCAAAATGATTTGTCAGTTGAAATTACACAACTAGGACAAGACCTAGACTTTGATAATTTAAGTAGAGGTGAGCGTAATAGACTTATACTTGGTATGAGTTTTGCATTTAGAGATGTTTGGGAAAGTTTATATCAAAATATTAATTTATTGTTTATCGATGAGTTAATTGATAGTGGTATGGATACTAGCGGAGTTGAAAACTCTTTAGGTATCTTGAAGAAGATGGGTAGAGAAAGACAGAAGAATGTTTATCTTATATCCCATAAAGATGAACTAGTAGGAAGAGTAACACACGTTCTCAAAGTGATTAAAGAAAACGGCTTTACATCATATGAGAACGATGTAGAAATACACAATGAATGACGATATACACGATAAATTGACCAAGGCATATATGGCATACTTTAAGGCAAACGAGAAATTTGAGGCTCGTAACTCAGTACGAACACATCGAGAAAGCAGAAAATGGTTGCGAGAGATACGTAGCCTAGCTAAACAGCGTATGGAAGAGATACATCACAAGCATAATTCCAAGAACGAGGCATCAGAATCATAGGCAACGGTAAGTACCAATATGCAATGGACTTATCAAGGTAAAAAAGTGAAAGAAATGCCTGAAGGCGTTGAAGCATTTGTATACTTGATAACAAATAAGTCTAATGGCATGAAATACGTAGGCAAGAAACTAGCAAAATTTAAGACAACTAAACCTCCGCTAAAAGGCAAAAAGAATAAAAGACGTGGAACAAAAGAAAGTGACTGGAAAACCTATTGGGGATCTAGTGATAGACTTAACGCAGACGTTGAAACATTAGGCGAAGATAACTTTACTAGAGAAATATTACATTATTGTCCAAGCAGAGGCATTGCAAGTTACTTAGAGGCACGAGAACAGTTTGAACGCAGAGTACTCGAAACAGATGAATACTATAATGGTATTATTAATGTTAGAGTTGGTGGATCAAAAATTCTAAAAGAACACTTACAAAATATATAGGCAAATCAATACAGCACATAAGGATAGCGGGCCAGATAGATAATTCCGCTGTGAAAGGGTGGCGTGAGAACCACACACGTAACATATTGATTCATACGAACCATAACGATCAATATAGGCTAGTTGCTGTTAGTCAAGAACCACAATGTTCATAAAAACCCTTTAGCACTAGGAACGAAGCGAGGGAATATTGTACTATAGAGATTGCATTAACTAGCTTAATGTATCCTTTATGTTACATAATGTCGACGTAGGTTGGGAAAGGTCAGAGCCCATTGAACAGTGAAAATACCTATTTCCGAATCTCGGCTGTGACGAACTCACATGAAGTGTCAAGATTAGATGGAACCACTAAACAGGTTCCGTCTGACTGAAACAATCTACATGAAGCAATTACAATATTACTACGTAATATTGCTTTAATTCATATCTATTACTTTAATCAAAACGAAGTGTAAGTAGTTTGAGCGTAAGCGATAAACTAATTGTTACGAAGTAACAATTCTAATTGTTCTTATAGATTATCCACATTAGTACTACTGTTAAAACTAAGAAATAGAATATGGGCGAACACATAGAGACTATTTAGTGTAGATCAGGATCTCTTCCAAAACCCGACTTAACACTACTAACTTCGAATGATTCGTATCTGAGCTGTAGATGAGGGTGTGTATCACGCATTGTTTCAATATATTGCTGTACTTCGTCAATACTGTTTACAATATCAATCTCATTATCGAGATTGTCTAATATTCGATATCTTGTAATCATATAGAGTTATTTAATAAGTATTTCTGAGTTCAAAAGTATAAATATAATTAATCGGGAGTTAAACTATGAAAGTATATGACATTTTAGTAGAATCTAAGAAAACAAATAAAGTAGACGAAGGTCCTATTAGATTTTTGAAAAGAACGCTAGGTAAAAATACTGGCATGGGAAAAGCCGCACAATTAGATGTGGAAATTGACAAAGAAGTTAAAAACGTTTTTAAAGACTACTATGCAGTAAGCAAGCAAGATCCTAAACAAGCAGGCATGACTGCACAAGGTCTTGCTAAATTTATTGCCGCAAAAGGATTTGTAAGTAGTCCTAAAGCAGTAATGCAGTATATTAATCAAGATCCTAGTTTAGGAAGACAATTAGCTAAAGGCGGAAAAGCTATTAAGAAAAAAGTTAAATCCGGAGCGGCCGCTGTTACAGGCGCGGCAAGCAAACTTAAGAAAAAATTAGGCAGTCAAGATTCTGGACTAACTCCTCCAGGAGCACAAGGCAATTTAGACCTTGCAGGCGGAAAAATGAACCAAAGTATGTACAGTGAATCACAACTAATGGAAGTTGATGCACAATTATCAAAAGGTCAAGTTATGAAAGTAATTAAACGTTTTGTACAGCAAGGGTTCCAAGCAAATTTAGGTAAAAGCGGAGCAGTTAAGAGAAGTGCATACGCAGATGCTCCAGATGGTGCAGACGGTGCAGACGCTCCTAAAGCTAAAGCAGGTAAAAAATCTGATGTTGATAAGGCTCTTGATATAGTTAAAAATGCAGGATATACAATATCTGGCAAACCAGCTTTAATTAAAAAATAATCCTACCAAAATGGCTGTCCAATTTCTTTAGCAGTATCTAAATTTTCTTTAATGATGTCGTTAAATATTTCTTGATCCTCGCGACCTAACAAGTATGCGTCATCAAGCTGTAGCCCGCCACGCATCCACCAAACTAGTTTCATAATACCATGTTTGATTTCTTTTACCTCGTTTTCGAGGACCTTAACCTCAGATAGTATTTTATCGAGGGGCCATGTTAAGATCCTTAGCCGAAAAAATTTGATTGATCAAATACAATCGGTATTTCATAAGTCTTACTAGCACCAGCTTCAATTTCTTCAGGTGTTGCGTCTACTACTAACGGCTTTTGCTCAAATAGTTCTTTTTGACTTTTAATATAATCAGCAATTTGATTATATATTTTTGCTTCAGCACCCTCTAAAAACTCTTTTAAGTACTTTGGATTAGTAACTGCTTCGTCTGCGCCATCAGGTTGGATAGCAACTACGTTAGAAACAACAGCATTAATATTAATATCAGTTAACTTTGAAAAACTTTTTTGGAAACGTTCTAGTTTGAGCGAGTCGTCTAGGCTGTCATCGTTAACTGTAGTAAAAATACGCTGTTCTTCAAATGCTTTAATAGCCTGTTGAGTAACCATCTTGTAACTTGCTGGTCTTATTTGAATTCTAAAGCCATCAATTTGAAAGGTATCAGTGTATTCTGTATTAGTTAAGTTGTCGTAAATTGTTTGCAAATCTAATTGAAACTCTTTAGTTATCGTAGTTCCTGGAACATTAGCAGACATATCAAGCTTCTCTCCAAAACTAGCCATTCTAATAGCAACTAAAATTGCATCTAAGTCAATACTAGGAGTTTGCCAAGCATCTTTAATGTCTGGCATACAACTTTGAATAACATCAACAGTTGCTTGACCGTTTAATAACGCATCTGGTGTTTTAAACGTAATCTCATCTTTAGCTGTCATTGCATATACAGGATATTCACCTGTTTCTGTTTTTGCTAAAGAGTTATGTGGCCAATATTGTCCTTCGCTTGGCAACTTGATATAGATCTTAGGTTGTCTTAAATGTTTAATTAATGGGTTACCAACTGGTGTTTGTACCGGCATTGGTTGAGCTTGTGTCGGAGACATTGGCGGCTGAGCCGGTTTATCTGCTGACGGTTGCTGAGGTATACCCATTTGCATACCTTGCTTCATATTATTATCTACCATGTTTATCTCTCCTGCTAAATACTATTGTAATAGCATACATATTTATAGCTATACATAATGTGAGTACTTAATAAATGGCAGTAAAAATTGATATTCCGGGTATTGGGGAAGTAACAGCTGAAAACGCGGCATCTGAGAGAACTCTCAGAGACATACTTAAAGCTGTAGGAGGCAAAACCCCTACAGGTCAACAAGGTGGTGGCGGTGGCGGTGCTGATCCAACAAAAGCAAAGCAGAATCTTGATAAATTTGCTGGAGCTACTAAAGACGCTAGTAAAGAGGTAGAAGGCTTTGGTAGTAAACTAGGTAGTATTGCAGGCGGAATACTTAATACTCTTGTAGCGGGCGTAGGAGCAGTAGTAGGAGCAGTACCAGGTTTAGCAAAAGAACTAGCTTTTGGCGGACAACAATTATCTGATTTTACTAAACACTTACCTATTCCAGGACTAGGAATGTTATCTGGTGTATTAGATCAACAAATTAATAGTTTTAGACAACTTACACAAACTGGTGCTAGTTTTGGTAACAATATGTTTGAGATTACTAGAATTGCAGGCGAAGCGGCAATACCACAACAAGATTTTATCGAACTAGTTAGTCAACAAAGTGAGAGCCTACGTATATTTGGTAATACAGTAGGAGATGGTGCAAGACGTTTTGCAGGATTATCAAAAGAACTTAGACAAAGCCCTTTAGGTACAAGACTACAAGAAATAGGATTTACATCTGCAGAATTAAACGAAAACTTTATAAACTATAGTGAATTGATGCAAACATCTGGTAGACGACAGTTTATGACAGACAAACAATTGATGGAAGGTTCATTAAAATATTCAGGCGAACTTGATAAACTTTCAAAACTTACAGGTAAAAGTCGTAAACAACTAGACGACGACATGAAAGCTAAGAACCTAGATATTAGACGTCAAATGGCAATCAACAAATACGGTGAAGAGTTTGGTTTAAGATTAGAACAAATGTCAGCGGCATCTCCAAAACTAGAAGCCGCACTATTAGATATGGCAGACGGAGTTGCAAACGATCCATTGACAAAACAGTTAATGGCCAACAACGAAACGTTTAGAACACAAGCACAAAACGTACAGAATATGACTGCTGAGCAAGCCAACAACTTTATCGCAGGCGTTAGAAAAGATGGTGTGGAATTTACTAAAACTATGGGCGAGGCTGGTGTACAAGCAAGTATTGCGGCAGGATCTAGTGTTGGTGCATATAATGAGTTAACCGGTGAACTAGGTAGAATTCAAAAAACAGCAACAGGTGTAACTAAAGAAGAACAAGATAAACGCGATGCAATTACATCAAAGATGGGTACGTTTGCTGAAACAGTAGCAACTGTACAAGGTAACATACAAGCGGCAATAGTTGACAGTGGAATATTTCAATCTTTATCAGATGACATTGCAGACTTTCTTCCTACTACCGAAGAAGCTCAAAAAATGTATGAAGATGCTAGTAAGATATTTAAAGATAATATACTACCATCATTGAATTCAACATGGGAATGGCTCAAAGGTGATGGCATTACTAACATGAAAAAAGGAATTGGCAATGTAATAGATTTCCTTAAAGATATGTTCCTAGGCAAAAAGGTATCGGTTGGTCCTCCAGGAGGAGGTGCAGAAGAACGTCAAGGCGGATTGTTTAAAGTAATGGGAGACATAATAACTACCATAAGTGATTTATGGAAAACGCATGGTCCAGCTGTTAAAACTTTCTTTACCGATTTATTTACTGACCCTGGAAAATTCTTTTCGGACAACATTGCACCAAAGTTAAAAGAAGCATTTGGTGCATTATTACTTGGTATAGGATTCGCAAAACTTGGTATTGCTATTACTAAGCTGTTAGTTAAGGCCCTAGTTAACTTAAACCCTTGGGTGAAAATTGCTGGACTACTTATTGCTGGTATTAGTATGTTTATAGATTGGGACCAGATAAAACAATTCTTTAGTGTAGAAAATCTTAAGTTAAAAATTCAATCGGCTTGGAAAAAAGTTACTGACGGATTTAGTAAACTGTTTAGTTGGGAATCTATTAAAGCATTTATTGGTGGTGCTTTACCTGATGGTAAACTAGGTGATTGGGCAAGAGGTAAACTAGGAATTGGTGCAAATGACCCACCAACAGGAGATACTGTTAAGAATCCAACCAAAGATGAAGTTGTTGAAAAACCTAGCAGTACTACTAGTACCAGCGACACTACTGGAACATTAGATAAACAAAAGCAAGCCAATACAGAAGAAAGTAGTTGGTGGGATTCGATAAGTACTAAGTTAGAAGAATTAATTAATGTTAATAAAGATACCAAAAAAGCTACTCAAAAACTAAATGGTAATATTAATGGGCGTTAGGAAAGAAATAATATGAGTTGGAAAAGATATTTTACACCTGTAGAAGGACAAGCAGGAACAAATAGTCCTTTGAGCATAGGTCAAGGCACACAGCCAGGACCAGCAAGATCAAATTATTCTAGCTTTTTGCCTGATGTATACACAGGTGCTCCTAATAGAGTTGAGCGTTACGGACAATACAATACTATGGATCAAGATAGTGAAGTAAACGCCGCATTAGATATTTTAGCTGAATTTTGTTCACAGCAAAATCCTATCAATAAAACAAGTTTTAGTATTGATTTTAAAAAGATGGCTACTAATTCAGAAATTAAAGTTTTAGAGCAATACTTACAACAATGGACTAAACTTAATAACTTTGGCACACGCATGTTTAAAATTGTGCGTAATGTTTTTAAGTTTGGAGATGCATTTTTTATTAGAGATCCCGAAACTACTAAATGGCATCATGTTGATCCTGCAAAAGTTTCAAGTATTATTGTTAATGAATCTGAAGGTAAAAAGCCTGAGCAATATATTGTCAAAGATATTAATTTAAATTTTGTAGACAATGTAGCAACTACTCCTTATACTACAAACGGTAACGTAACAGGCGGTGGCGATGGATACTTAACTGGCGGTGTTCGTGGTATGGTTGGAAATACACAAACATCTGGGTCAAGTGCAGGACGCTTTGGTCACGATAAAACTAAAGAACATGCTATTGATGCAAAGCATATGGTACATATGAGTCTAAGCGAAGGTTTAGACAACAATGCACCTTTTGGTAATTCATTATTAGAAGGTATATTTAAAGTATACAAACAAAAAGAATTACTTGAAGATGCTATTATTATTTACAGAACACAAAGAGCTCCAGAGCGTAGAGTATTTTATGTTGACGTTGGTAACATGCCAAGTCATTTAGCTATGCAATTTGTTGAGCGAGTAAAAACAGAAATACATCAAAGACGTATTCCAAGTAAAACAGGCGGTGGCACAAGTGTTATTGATAGTGCTTACAATCCATTATCAACTAACGAAGATTATTTCTTTCCACAAACAGCAGAAGGACGTGGATCTAAAGTTGAAACACTACCTGGTGGTACTAACTTAGGTGAGATTGATGACTTAAAATACTTTACAAACAAACTAGTAAGAGGTTTACGTATTCCAAGTTCATACTTACCAGCCGCGGCACAAGATGAAGGTCAAAGCTCATTTAACGACGGTAGAGTAGGTACTGCATACATACAAGAACTACGCTTTAACAAGTATTGTGAGCGTTTACAGAACCTTATAGCTGAAGTATTCAATCAAGAATTTAAACGTTACCTATTAGAAAAAGGTATTAATGTTGATATTGCAATGTTTGACTTATTATTTCAACCACCACAAAACTTTGCAAGTTACAGACAAAGTGAATTAGATAATCAACGTATTGGTACGTTTGCACAAATTCAAACAATTCCATTTATTAGTAACAGATATGCAATGAAACGTTTCTTAGGAATGAGCGATTCAGAGATTGCAGATAACGAACGCTACTGGAAAGAAGAAAATGATGAGAACTTATCAACAGCACCAACAGATGCAAGTGCAGAAATGCGTGGAGCAGGTATTAGTGGTGCTGGTATTGAAGGCGACCTAGCAGGTGAAGAACCAATAGGTGATACTGAAGGTATGGTTACTGGTGAAGGTGAAGGAGTTGATTCAGTAACAACACCAGACGCAGGGGGAGATGCTGGCGCAGAAACGCCTCCGGCATAAATACTAACATGATACTAAGAGAATTATTTTATTTTGATAAAGAAACAATTGATCCTATTGAGGACAAGCGTTATGATGCTACCGATGATCGTAGTATTGTAAACCGTGATGACACACGTAAGACACGTTTAACATTACGCCAAATAAACAAAGCTCGTAGATCATCAGAGTTACATCAAGAAGAAAAGCAAAAAGAATTAGAATTTGTACGTCAAATGTACGGTATTCAAACTCAACCTGAAGTATAGGACGATGTACAATGACTGTAGCCTTTGTAATAGGTAATGGCGAGAGCCGAAAAGACATAGATTTATATCCACTTAAAAATTACGGAAAAGTATATGCATGTAATGCAATGTTTAGACATTTTGAACCGCATTACCTAGTTGCTGTTGACGTAAAAATGATACTTGAAATTAATCAAAGCAAATGGCAAATGGAACACGAAGTTTGGACAAATCCAAATAAACAGTTTCATACCTTTCAAGGCTTTCATTATTTCCAACCTAGTAAGGGTTGGAGTAGTGGTCCTACAGCACTATGGTTAGCAAGTACACACGCACACGATACAATTTATATGCTAGGCATGGATTTTCACGGCTCAATGGACACTCAAGGCAACCGAAGTAAGGTAAATAACTTATACGCAGGAACACACAATTATAAGAGACAAGGCGAGGCCGCAACATACTTTGGCAACTGGGAAAGGCAAACAGCATCAACGTGTGATGCACATCAAGGTAAAAGATACATTAGAATTGTAGCAGATGATGATGATTTTATACCTAAACAATTAAAAAAATGTACGAATTTATCTCACATAAAAGTGAGTGAGTTTAAAAGATACTATGATTTTTAAACGGTTTGCGACTAAACGACTCGTTTTGACGCCGTTTTCCGTACATTTATTAAACATAGTGTAAATAATACTAGACAGCCTTACATACTAATTAAACATATAGGAGAAAACAATGGCAGACAATAAATTAGAGCAAATGCTCGAAAAACTTGTCAATAACGATCGCACTGGCGCAGATGAACTGTTCCACGAATTTGTTATTGAAAAGTCACGTGGTATCTATGA